CCTGCGGACATTGATGCAGATGATGTTGTCACTTCCGCCATTGCGAATATATTCGATAAGGTAGGCGGTTGCTGGGTGTGAGGCTTGGAAAGATCCTTTGATTTCTGAAACAGTAAATCCTGCCTTTGTAAGTTTCTTTGCTGCGTTGGTCGTTGTCATTGTTTTGGTCGGTTGGTTGGTTAAGTCGCGTTGGCGATGTGAGGAAGTTAGGCATTGCCTAATAAAAAGAAAAGACTTTTTTTCGTATTGATTGAAGAAAGCCCGCAATCCTTTATTGTATAAAGAAAAATAATTTCAGACGAAGCGGTAAAAGTTCCGCTGCTTGCCGTTCTGGACACCTTTTCTCGACGTAATCGCGCCAGAATTAAATAAATCATCCAACATCCTGCTGGCTTTGCAGACGCCGAGATTGACGCCTTGATCTTTCATTCTTTCTATGTAGTCGTAGATTGTAAACTCGTTTGGCTGGATCGGCTGCATTGCGGCGGCCTGCTGTTTGATGAAAGCATCAAGTGCGCTTAGAGGATTCCCATTGGACTTAACCACGTTCCCTGATCGTTTTTTACGTTCCATGCGTTCCATTTGCCTGTTTTTGTATTGATGTATCCATAGAGCCAGCCTTGACGCCATCCGAGCTTCGCCGGGTAGCGGTTGGCGTAAGTCATCTTTTTGATGTCTGCTAAGCATCCTACGGTGAAAGCCTGCCCTCTGTCAATGTGCCTCGCCGTGTATTCGTCAGGCTTGTGGACGTGTCCCGCAATGCAGTCGCCCCAGTATTGATGATGCGCGGCCGCTGGGTGTTTTGAAGATGGGAAGCCGTGGACAAGTTTGCAGTTGGTATCCGGTAGCTTGATGTATTCATCGACCTCGTAAGGTACCCATTTGATCTTGAGTTGTTTAAACCGGCGCTCGCTGGCCGAGGCGAGTTCCTGGCATCGCTCACGCAGTATCCCGTCGCCACACTTCACCGTGTTCATCCAGATGCGGTCGTCGTGGTTCCCGAGCGTAAGGAAGTGCGGGCGGTATGCTTCGAGGAAGGTCATGCCGGCGTGGAAGTCCTCGCTCACGCCGTCTGCTTTATCTTCCTGTGATGCTCCCCGGCGAAGGCAGGCAAAGTCAAACACGTCGCCAAGGCAAATCTTGTAATGAGGCTTCCAATCATCGCAGAAGTCCAGGAACTTCTTGATTGCGATTGGGCAACCCAGCTCGCCGTGATTGTCGGTTCCCACGATGAATTTTTTAAAGCTCATAATTTGAAGCTAGGATGTCGCCTGCATATGCATTGCGTCGCGTCCCCACGCCGCTCCGGCGCATGTCCAGCCCTCGGCAGCAAAGACCTCCATCACCTCGAGCGGCATTGTTGCCGAAGTCGGCCATGCTTGTTTGTTGCGGTTGGCGTCCGGGTCAAGATCAATAGCGGCTCCGCGTGCGTGGAGCGATGGGAGAGAGCCGCCACGCATCGGGCGGTTGTTATAACAGCCAGCGTAGCGCGTGAGAACGTCGCGTCCGGCTGGGATGTCTGCAAGGCCGGCGAGAATCCGCTCAAGCGAGTTTGCGACCTTGTGATGGCAGCGGATGGAGCGAACTGGCTGGGAGTCGTAGCGAACGCCGTATTCGATGACGTTGAGATTGACGAGCTGCGACTCATCGCCAGGGGAGCCGTAGAACGCTTGGAGCGCGGCTTGGCTGGTCGATGGGAAGATTGAGGTTGATGGTCTGAGCTGTCTGAGGTGCGCTTGGCAAGCCGCGATCGACCTCGGCCCCCAGAAACCATCCGGTGTCGCGCCGATGCGCTTTTGCATTTCAATGATTTGTTGGCGGTTCATGGCTCGTGTGAGTGCTTTTTCTTGTATGATGCCCATCCACCGAGCCTGACCGCGCTGTGGACGGTGTGGCGCGTCAGCCAGCCGACTCCGGCATTATACATCGCCTCAAGGAAGATTCGATCCGCCTCGGCGCGGTCTGCGGCTGGGAAAATCAAATCGCTGTCTTTTGAATAAAGGAAGTCGTGGACAAGCGCGGCTGAGAAATACGATCCGAACGGTGAAAAGATGTTCCAGAAAATCTTGGGAACGCTCGCGCCGTCGGTATGAAATCCTTTTGGGATGCGGATCGTGCCGACGGATGAACGGTAGCGGAATGATTCGGTCAGACGGAATATCCGGCTGTCGCCACGCATCCCGGCATCTGCGAACACCGCCACATCTGGAAAGCAATCGTTCACTTTTTCTTTTTGAGCAGGTTGTAGAGGGTGACGAGTGATACGCAGATCAGAAGGCACGTTGATGTGGTTTTCAAAGCCCAGTCGAGCTGTTCTTGAAACTGGGTAATAACTCCGAGCGCGGAGGCTGCCGAACCGATGATTCCGTTCAGAAGATTATAGGCTGTGCTGTGTTCGTTCATAGGGGGAAATTATTCAGATGGCGGAGCGGGCGCGGTGTATGTGAAAACCGACCCATCAAAGCTCCAGTATGGAGGAAGATCAATCGGTGCGCGGTTTGGATAACGCGGATCGCTGATTGCATCAAGCAAAGCATTGACTGCGGTGGATGCTTGCATATTGAGCGCGAAGATTGCGAGCGTCTTCGGCAGATCGGATTCGATCTCTGCCAGCACGATTGCAGGATCACGCTGCCAAAATGCGGTCGATTGCGTACGCAGGACAGTTGCAAGGTGATGCGCGGCTTCTGCTCCAGCTAATGCAGCGGCATCGAGAGTTGTTGGTTTATGTAGAGTAATCATAACTTCAATAAGTTTGTCCTACTTGCACACGGAATTGAGGTGCGCGAACGATGGTTTGTGTGGCGGCGGTAGATGCGGAGTTTACACAAATTAACGATGCAAACGACTGTCCATAGTTACCTGAAGATGGAGATGTGTGGGTAAGGATAGGTGACTCAGCAGGACGAACAGCGGTTCCATTTGTATTTGCTACGCCGTGAAAAAGTTTTGTTACACCCGCTCCGTCTGATGCTGCGATAAAGCTATTAAAACGATTAGTCCCAACAGTTATAGCTACACCTGAAGATGTGGTGTAAGTTGTGCCATTGTGCGAAAACATTCGGCATTCTACTCGGCTATTTGATGTACTCCAATAAATTTCAAATCCCCATCCTCGTGCAGCTAAAGCGTCAGCTGAAGCAAGCGCAGGCGCACCAGACCCAACTTCACCAACCACAAAACGTATGACGGAATTTGTATCAGTTGGTGCCAGAAAGAACCCACCAAATGCAAAAGCTACAGGAACATTGCACGCGTTATTTCCGCCCGTGATACCGGGAGATGTTGACCATTGCCGAGTCAATGCAACGCGTGCGTATGCATTTGCTGTTGTGCCACTCGCAAGAGCTGCGCCCTCTGAACCACTGGACGCCGACCCGCCAGATGCCGAGTTGTATATCATTACTGGCGTAGCTAGAAATTGCACTTGGCTAATTTGCCGCATGATTTCCATCGATAAATCAGTTCGAGTAATAATGCTGGTTGATGTTGGTTCACTTGTAGTCGCCGCTGCTGAAGTCGGGCGGGTTGTCGATGAGAACGACCAAGCACCGCCAGCCGTGATACTGGTGATTGCGCCGATTTTTGTCACGATGTAGTTCCAGACATTAAGCCATGTGACCTTCTTCAGCCCGAACGATGCCTCGCTGTCGGTCAGGACTGTCTCATCAGCATCGACAAGGGTTGTTTTTTCAGTTGCGCCGTTAATCTTCGACGCGATGCCTGCCGCAGTCGGAGTCATCTCATCGGTCGTCAGCGCGACGGTGCCGGTGTTGTTTGGAAGCGTCCAGGTCTTGTCAGAGCTTGTGATCGAGGTAGGAGCTTGGAGGAAGCCACGGAATGCGCCTCTCCACCATCCGAACGCTCCGCTGACTCTTGCTACAAATGAACGATTGTCTCCTGATGAGTCTCCGAACTTTGCGTGGTAGTCACCGGCGTCGGTATAAGTTGATAAACCGGTTCCAAAAACTGATCCAAAGAAACCTCCATCAGATGATCCGGATTCCCCATAAACAGCTGTGCCGCTAGTTGAAACTGCACTTACAGCTGTGGCGGTAGTTGTACTTGCGGAAACTGCTATAGAGCTTGTGCCTGCAAAAAATGCTCCACCTTGCGAACCGCGTTTAACAATAGTGTTCGGAGTCGCGTTTGCGGTCGCATCCGAAATATCTGCGCTTACAAGACTGCGATTCTCCCAAAGACTAGCCCCGCGCATCAACGCTTGCCCAGCGGTTGGACTGGTAATCAAGACGTCTGAAAGCTCGTCAAGCTCCGAGCCGTTCTGCACCTTGACGAAGATCTCAACGATCGTGTTGCCCGTCTTGCGTGTGACAACGCCAAGATAAACCATGTGGTTGGGTGCCACCGGCTTATTAGCTGCCCCAAAGACCATCCCGCCAGCGGTTGTGGGTGATAGCCAGATCGGATCGCCCTCGACGGCGGTTGGAGCCGAGATGCTGACTGTAAGCAGCCCTTCGGTGATGACGTAGCCTGTGGCGTTGTTAGCGAGGGTTGACTCGCTGATGCCGATGGTCTTGCTTGATGTCAGCTCGGCGTTGGCTTGTGCCAGACCGATGATGATGTTGTTTCCAGATGCGCCGGTGACATAGACCACCTGCCCGGCACTGATGGCAAGTCCGGCTTTGCAAAACACTTCGAGTCCATCGCAGCGGCCGGTAATCCGTGGAGCCGTGACGATGCCGGTGAAGGTAGGGTTGGCGATCGGTGCCTTGAGCGCGAGTCCATCAAACACCGCGTTGCCAGAGACAGCGTTGGTGCTGCCGTCGATGATCGTTTGATCGACTGTGGTTGAGCCAGCTGGGCCGCGTGCAGTTACAACGGTAACAGCAGCTTCTTGTCCAGTCTGAGTAACGACCACTTCACCAACTGCTCCTGTTTGCGTCACGTTGCTCATATTGGGGTAATCGTTTTGCCGAGGTTAAGATAAAATATATCCGTAATGTCTCTGCCAGCATTGTTGGTGACGATGATGTCGATGTCGTAAACGCCAGCAATTAAATCATCAGTTGATTGGACGATTTTGACTTTGCCATCCGCAATCGTGCAGGTCAAAAGCATTGGCTCGCAAGTGCCTTTTAGTCGCATGGCTGACGTTGCAGTGTAAGTGCCATCCAAAGTGATTGGCACGCCGTCTATATCGACAAACTCGGCTGTAATGTCTAAGTTTTGCCCGCGCTTTAGATAGATCGTGTCTGCCATGGCTTATTCTCCTGCGTGGATGTCCAGAATCAAAGTGACTGGTGCGGTTGCACCTGTAAATGTAACCGAATCGCCTGTAAATGGATGCGCACCTGCTTGCGATGCTTGCAAGTGGACAAACGGCGCCGCAATAGTCAGCAGGTTGGTACCTTCGCCGATAGCCACCGAGCCGCTGGTCGATGCAGAGCGGAGCAGCATCGAATGCAGCTTCGTCATAGTCGGCAATGCGATTCCTTCGTTGTCAGTTGCGTTCCATGCGGTGCCGTTAAATTTATAGGCTCGGGTAGTGCCGACTCCTGGCGTTGTGTCTGCCGAGGTTGCTGCGGTGGTAATCCCCGCGCATGTCCCGTTGGCATGTGCCATGTTCAGCGTAGCATCGTTTGCAGCGTGGTTTATCGCGCTGGTGGTGAGAGAGTAAGTCGCGCCAGATCCACCGACGGTGTAGTGCGCGGTGATGGCAGCGGTGGCGTTTAAGGCAGCCCTGACCTTCGTCGCAACTAGGCTGGCGGTGTTATCTGTCAAAAGCAGTGCGACGGGGACGAGCAAGGGCGAGCCGGTCACAAGGGCAGATGTCACTGTCACGTTTAAGTCGCCTGCCGTGGTTGCGCCAGCGGCTGCAACAATCGTAGCTGTCTCGACTTGTGCAGTTCCTGCTGCCGTGCCTGTGACTGCGCCGGTGGACGTGTTAAGTGTAAGCACGCCAGCTGGCTGAATGATCATCGCCATCGAATAGGCGACGGTGGGCGCGTTTGTGTAAATAACAGATGCGAGTGCTGTCCCGATTGTTTGAGAGCCTGAAACATTTACTGCGCCGGGATCGGCCGTAGCAATCATGCCGTAACGAACTTCTGTGCCGGAAAGAGTCATAAAATACATTTCCCCGTCAAGTGGCGAAAGTCAAATTTCAGCTTACTGTTACGCTAAGTCGAGAGAGTAGGTGATCGCAGCAAGTATAGGCTTTAACTAAACTCCCATTCATATGCCACTTCAACGCTTGAAGTCCCGCCTGTGCCAATGTTCCACGATGTTTCGACCAGTGTAGCGTTGTATGTTCCGATCTTAGATCTCCATTCAAAAATTGACCATTCGGAAATGTCTATTCCAGTAGGACCAATCGACACACCATCCCCGAAATGGCTAGGTCCTCCCGATCCGTCACCGGCGACAAGCCAGTAGGTCGCCGGAACCCTTTGTGTCCCGTTTGTGAATATAGGGACAAAATGCACGTTTGCTGTTATATCTCCGGTAATCGGAGCAACGCCGTCCTCTGTTCTCTCATAAGTTCCAACGACTTCTAATCCTAACGGAACTGTCATATAGAATTCCTGCTGCCCGATGTGGCGCCCGCTATTTTCTGCCGTAAATTCCTCAGCTTGCGGGTAGTAGAAGTCGAAAAAGAAGTCAATAAAATCATCGTTATCATCACCGATGCTGCTATCGAAGGGCGGCGTGGTTATAACCGCTCCGGTAGTGTCCGGGCGAATTGATACCCTTGAGAATACTTGGGTAAATGTCCCGTCTAGTGTCTCGGAATATGTCACCCCATCCGCCTCATATGAGCGCGACCCGGAAAAGGTTATCTGGCAGCGGTAATTCTGTAAATGTGATGCTGCATCTATCGCGTAATTACCACCGATTGGAAAATATGAACCAACATCCCTTGCTATAACGAGGCTGCTCATTGCTTCCACCAGTGATTGACTGAACCGTAGGAATCAACTCCTAGATCCCCTCCGCTGTAAACGTTTATTATTTCGAACGTGTTTTGGGGGCCTGCGGTGAAATCTACTCTGCCAAGCCCCCGAAAAGATGTGAATCCAGTAGATGTGATGTCGGTTCCAGATGGAACGTCTTCTGTGGCTGATGTCTCAATGGTGACAACGTAGCTGTCAGGTGAGCCGAACGTCCCCACGCACTTCACCCAAACCCATGTGTCGGCGGTGACGGTGATCTCCGGCTTAGTCTCCGCGTCTAGCGGAATGGTATTAAGGGTAGGCATTTCGCTGTTGACCGTTCCGGGGATAATTTGAAATTTATTTTCAGCAGTTCCTTGTTTGATCGTAAGTTTCAACTGTGATAATCTATTTTTCATTGCGATCGATCCAACAATCTTTCTGTCTCTCAGCTCTTGCAATGTCTTATTAACTCCACGCGCCCAGCCTATTAACCCTCCAACGGTGGATGGTCTCTTCGGTATCGTAACGCTGCCTTGTAGTCTAAATTTCATCAGTAATCGTAAAGAAACTGGTTTTTTTCGTTGTCTTGGATCAATCGGAAATCAAGTGTTTTGATAAACCTCTCTGGTCCCGATTGGCTTTGGGTAGGTGAAGCAAGCATCCATGTCCAGCCAGCCCCTGGGGCGGCTGGATCGCCGGGAGGATTATTAACGATCTTGCCAAGTGAATTGAGCTGTGCAGGTGTAAATCCTTCTTCTGACTCAGTGTGGTAGCTGTATGTCCAGCCTCCTCTGTCCCATGTCTGGTCGCCTTCAGCTATGATATTGGCAAAGTTAATCGCATCGCCCACAATGAAATCAGAAAGCGTATCGTTTACAGCCAAACTGCCATCTTCCAGTAAGATTTTTACTTTGTTGACTTCTCCGTCCCAAACGTATTGTCCGCTCAGAAGATATCCAAGCACGGTTTTTGCTGTTTGCGATAATTGCTCCCACTTCGGATGCGAAGAAAACGGTTCAGCTATAAGCTGCCCAGTGAGCGTGCTGGTGGCTTGTTCCCTTTCAGTTCCACTCGAATTGGGGCCGAAAAACTGATACCCTGTGAAAATGCACTTAACGATTAAAAAACCATCTCCCCGATCTGACGGTTCAAAATTTTTCAGTGATAAAAAGCGATAAATTGTTGGAACTTGTGGGAAAATAGATTCCCATGTAGTGCCACGAGTAAAAACATTTACGGTCGAAAGATCGGCGTTGCGTATTAAGATGTCCTGCGACGCCTCGATGCCTCCGTTCTCAGTGTAATTAACTGAGAAGCCGGGTTGCGGAACCCATTTAAGTGAAGGGCTTAAAAACTGTTTAATTGCCATGGATTAGGGTTGTGGTGAAAGTTTTCTGTCGATGCTGCTGAGGATTTTAACTACATTGTTTCCATCCATCGTGCTTGATGGTGGTTCCACTGCTCCACCCAAGTATTTTGATGGGATTGGATTTTTTGCAAGGTTGGCCATGGGACGAAGGGTTTCCACCAAAGATTCAATTTCTTTTCTAATCGCATCCCCTTTGTTTTCCTTAAACGCATCACTAATTTTGCCTTGTTTCTCTCCCAAAGCTGTCATTCTAATTGGGTTGATGTTTTCCAAGGTTTCCCAAAATGATTGTGCAATTTCTCGACCTCCTGCTTTTATGCCGATTTTCATTCCTCCAGCGATAGCTGTCCCAATTAGCTCTCCAACCCTTGCAAGCCGCGTCATATCTCCACCAACCGCTTCCTGTATTGTTTTTCCAATCAAAGTCCCAAACTCGGCGAACTTTGCCAAGAGTTGAGGCAGCTTAGTGTTTGCCGCATCCAACGCGACTTTCAATCCGTCATTAAATCCGGTTCCGAACGCGACTTTAAGTTCTGTTACTGCTGCTCCAAACTGGTTGATCTTGGCGTTTGTTCCAGAACTTCCCTTGTCGATTGCGCGGAAAAACCTTCCTCCTATACTTGTAGCGTTTACAAAAGCTTGTTTGACCATGGCAACGGAAATTGCTCCATCTTCCATGTCTTTTTTTAAGTCTTTCATTGATCGACCAGTATCTCGTGAAATCTGTTCAAGCGGGTTAAATCCAGCGTTGACGAATTGCAAAACCTCCTGACCCATGAGTCTGCCCGCCGCAGTAGTTTGGGCAAAGGCAAGTGCAAGGCTTCCAAACCTGTCAGAATTGCCCATGGACACATCGCCAAGCATTCTGAGAGTCGGCATGATGTCTTGAACTGATCCGCCAAAAGCCAAAATTGTTTTTGCTGCCTTTGAATAATCTTCAAGATTCAAAGCGGATTTTTTTTCTTCTTCACGGAATTGCTTGATAAGGCTTTTGGCTGTTTCAAAGCTACCTGTCAAAACTTCAAGTTGAATGGTTAAATCCTCTACGGATGCAGCTGCTGAAGATGATCCTTTAACAAAAGACATTAGCCCAGATACCAATGCTCCGGTTCCAAGTAGTGCAGTCAGAGCTGCAAACGGTGAAAGCAAGCTTTTGCCCACCTTCATCGCCACGCCACCGAGCGATTTGAAAGCCGATTGCACGCGAGCAAGTCCTCGCTCTACGGCGGCGCCTGCAAATTTTAAGGTGAATGTAGTGGTGAGTGCCATGATGTTTAAAAATTAAATTTTGGTTTTGGTCGTCTTGCTATTGCCGCTAGCTTGGCGTTGATGTCATCGGCAACTTTGCCTCGCTGCTCAATGCCTTCGATCTCGCGCCCTGCCTCGATCCAAGCGCAAGACATGAGTTGGTTAACGAATGCTGCGGGTAGTTCATAAAGGATTTGATCGCTGCTGAGGTTGGATTTTCCGAGGGTGTAAATGATTACCGCTTCCGCGCACGGGTCGCAGGCTTGCGCTTTTTGATTGCCTGCGCCGGGACTTTTTTTGGCACGGTCATCGAGGCGAAGTAGTTCTCAATTTCTTTGCTTGCGTGCGTCCAGAGTGCCACTAAAACCTTGCTTGTAGACTCCATGAGGAATGTAGTCACCCGTGCTTTCGCTTGCGCTCCTTTGACGTTCTGAAGGCTCTTAGGATCGGTCGTGAAAGCAAAGCAGATTTCAGCTAGGCTGTAATCATCGACATTGCCTTTCTGGGTCATCAATGGGTTTTTGCGCTCAGTTAGCCAATGGATATGGCCATAAGTGCAGGGATAGACCTTGTGGCCGGAGACGGTTTGCGGTGTTGCGTATGCGGGTGCTGATTTCATAGATAGGAAAGAAGTTGGAGTTGTTTGTTTTTTGGTAACTTGCCGTCGAGCATCACGATGGATGGTCCGGCGTTCACCACGGTTTTAGGAATGGCGGTTTTTGCCCAGTCAATTGCCGCCCAACGGTTGACGATGTAGCAGCAGATGTAAGTCAGAGGCGATTCTGGCAGTTCGTGCTCCAAGGCTGAAACTCGATTCAAATCCTTGCGGATGCTGTCCCGTGCGATGCCGAGAAAAGACGCGGCTTTTTCGACCCAGTCAGGTTTTGATTTTGCTCCTCGTGAATGATCAATAAAGTCCATGATCATCACAAACGGATGAGACGGAAACTCGCGGCGGAAAGACTCCTTGTGAGTCCATGCCTTGTTGATCTCCCTTGTCTCATATTGTCCACATTCTGAGAATGAGTTAAGCCGGAAAGAGAGGTAATCATGCCCATCGTCGGACTGGATTACTTCGGCAGGCTCAGGAAAACACGGCGCTATGCCGATGCTCATGCATGCGGCGAAAAAATTAATGTCACCCGTGCGATGGGTGGAAAGGTTTGCTGTCATATTTCATAGGGTAAGATGTCAAGTAAGGCTGACTGGGGCGTTTGTCACAACTTCTGGGTGGAAGATCGCGGAACAATCGCCTGTCTCAAAATCGCTGTTGACGCGCTTTAGGCTGGCTGCATAGACAACCACGCCAGCACTGGCGACTGCGGTTCCGAAGATGCCTTTTGTATTAAGTGTCAGCGTATCGGATGAACCGTTTGCAAGCGTAAGAACCGATGCAATAGCTGGAGTAAATCCTGCTGTCTTGGTCGTTACAACTCCAGAAAGTTTGATGTCAGTGCGTGGGTCGGAAAGCGTAAATCCTACCGTAGAACTGATGTGATTCTTGATGTCAACCTTGTCAGATTGGTAATCATAGGTAATTTCACCAAGATAAAGTCCGGTAGCTGAAGATTCATCGACGGTTCCAAAACGGGCAAGGGAAAAGTTGCGTGCGGCCATGAATGAAGATTCCAGCCAACCGTGGCGAAAGTCAAATTGCGCAAGATATAGCCGTCACCTTCCAAGTCGTCACACGGTATCCATCTGCTTCGGTTGTTTCTGGTGAGTTGACAAGCAACTGGAATACACGGATTCCAATTTGCCCGTCCATCCATGCTTCTGCTTGGTCCGATTCAATATATTCGGCAAGAGCGTTTCGCAAAGCATCATGCGCGGCCTTGCTGGTGGCTTGCTGTGCATCTTCTCCTGGCGTTGTGACCAGCTTAGTCTCCAATTCAATCTTGAAGATATTCCCATCCTGAACGCCTCCTGATTCAAATCGAGAAACGCTGTCGCCCTCGATGTAAACCCCAGGGTATTCCTTTGTGTCCTCAGTGTCGCGCATTGCCACCGGCAGGGTGGTTCCGCGTTGAATCCATCGTTTCCATGCGTCGAGTAGTTTGTCAGTTGTCATTTTATTTTTCGTTTGAGCTTTGCGGCCATTGCCGATTCATACCATTTCACGGTCATTCGACCGCCGGTGTTGATTGCGTCGATTGCGTCGGATTTTTTGAGAACGTAATCGGTGGATACGTAGGAGATGTTATTGGTAATCTTTCCAATCGGATTCCATTGGGAGGAGATGAGCTGCGCCGATCCACCGCTTTTGAACTTGTGGGCGTATCCAGCCACGTTCTTGCCGATAGTCAGGCGTGAGCCTTTGCGCTGTTTCGCGCCAATTGCTAGACCGGCTCCGATCCATGCACCCTTAGCCTTGCCTGAGTTTTTGTAGCGGATACGCAGCGCCTTTGTCATTGCTGCGCTCGATGTGATCCCTTTTTCGTTTCGCTTCATGGTCGGCACCCGGTTGCGCTTGCTGGTCTGCTTGCGGTCAATAAATGCGTTGACCTCTTCCGGGGTCTTTAGGATTCGATCCGGCGTGAATGTCACAAGCTGCCCGTTGATAACCAAGCCGGACAGTTTGCCCCTTGCCACGCCATTGACGTATGCTGCCTTGGATACGCTGTAAACCGCCCGATTTGCATCCTTTTTGATCGCGTCTTCCTGCTTTGTTTTCGCGTCCTTGTCATCGCCCCATGCCTGCGTTCCTTTGACTAGGCTGCGGCAAGTAGCCACACCCCAGCGGCAAATCGCCGCTTCATTCGATTCACCAAAATCTTTAGCCATCGACATAATTTGCCGTTGTAGACCCTTGGTGTCTATGTTTGTGGTTATCATGCCGATTTATTGGTAGATACCAGCCCTACCGTGACGAAAAACGCGCCTTTGCTGATGGATGATACGCGCCAAGTATCGCCACGGCCTGCGGCTGCTTTGCCGAGGTAGCTGGTGACCGCTGCGGTGTAGGCAGTCGAGAACGTAGCTGTTTGAACTACGAAATCAAGCATTGCGTCTCGCTCAAATCCGCCATCCTCATAATCCCGTGAATGTCTGGCTTCTGAATAAGTCCCGCTGATAGCTGTGCCACCAGCAATGGATAGCGTCTCCGCACCGATCACGGTTCGAGCAATAGGTGCTACGGTATCAATAAAATCGCTCAAAATAGACATGAAGTAGTTTTTTCTGGATTGTGGCGAAAGTCAAAGCTCGGGAGCGGCGGTGGTGGCTGCGTCGTGGATGTAGGTATGCAACACCTTGCTGATGTGATGCGCGGTCTTGATCCGCTTTCTGGCTTGATGGCACCAAACTAGATCCTCGCCGTAATTGCTGAACCCAAAGACGCAGCCTTTGACCTTCTGGCGATTCCAAGCACAAATGTGCCACGGTCCGCGCAGGGTAATGCCGCCCGGGTTAAACTGACCGTCTTGGTTTTTGATCCCAAAATGCACCACGCTTTCCAAATTGTTGTAAATCGCTTTCTGATTGAAAGTGATCACATCGGCTCTTGTCTCAATGGCTTTCAATACCTCCGAAACGTAATCATCAGATACGTCGTCATCGTCATCGCAAAACGCAATATATTCGCCATTGGCTATATCAACCAATGCCTGCCGTTTCTCCCCGATGCTGCGGGTGCGGTTGTCACTCAAGATTAGATGCTCGACCTGCCCCGAACTCTTCAGCGCGGAACTCTGTTCCTCGATGCGGGTTTGTAGGGCGTAGAGCTGCTTCTCCCTGCCGCGAATGGTCGGTGTCAGTATGCTTAGTTTCATCATTTTTCTTTTTTTTGTTTTTCCAAAGTGGGCATTCATTCCACGCTTTTGTATCTTTAACTCGGCTCCAGCTTCCTTTGTGACTCATAGTTTTTCAAGTTGTTTGATCCAGCATCTGCCGGCCATGTTGTATTTGATGCCTAGTGATTCCAATGCTTTTGATACGCCCGGCGAGTCAGCATCGTGGCCGCCAAAGAATCCGCCTTTTTTGACCTTTGGAAGCCATGCCTCAATGTCGCGCTTGGCGCTGGCGTAATCATGCGCAGCGTCGATGAAAACGCCGTCAAGCGAATCGTCAGCAAATTGTGCCGCCGATCCTGCGCTGTCTCCCTCAATGATCGAAATCTCGCGTGGTCCTCGGTTGTTTTTGAACTCCTCCAACACGTCAATCCTGCCGGTTTCGTCATCGCCTTTGAAGGTATCGACGACAGAGAACTTGATCAGCTTTTTGATGTCCTCCAGCCGGTCTGCAAGATAGACCGCGCTTTTGCCTTTCCAAGCTCCGACCTCTACGAACTGCCCGCATTCTGGGATTGTTTTTGCGACGTAATCATAAACATCTCGGAAATCAAACCATCCGTGAATATCTGTCGATACCGGCAAGGAGGAAACTAAGCGTTTAAAAATGCCCTGCCCAGTCAGGTAGTGATATTGATCATTGCTGCGCTCATAGGTCTGATCTGACTCTGCTTTCCCAAATGCCGGGTGAACATGCTCGAAAACGATTTCTGCTTTTGCGTCAATGATTACGCCGTCCTGCGCGGCTTTGTATGAAAACCAGTTATCTGAGAACATCGAAAAGAACTCTGGATGAAAGAAATGTCCCTGCTCAATGTAACGTGCGCGGGTGATGATCGCCATGCAGAGCAGGTCATCTTTTCTGAAACCGTCAGAAATCGCCAAAACTTTAGGCTTCGATGTGTCGCCGATGGCGCGAATGATCGCTTCGTCCCAACCTTGGAATGGTTTCCAGTCGTCGCTGAGTTGAATTAGTATCTCGCCCTTGCATGATTGGGCCGCTGCGTTCCATGCACCAACGCACCCCGAGTTGTGCGTGCTGATGACGCATCTGGCGTTGGTCAATGGGTATGAATCCACGTCGTCAACATCAATAGCGAAGATATGCTCAATCGAATCTGGATTGGTTGCGGATCTCAGCCATTCCATTCTCGAGCGCCAGGCTTGCGCTGGTCGTCCTCGTGTAGCGTGAAGAAGTGAAATTTTCGCACCGTTCCGAATAAAATGATTGGTTTCGATTGCGTCGGCTTCCTCTCGGCGGTTGTTTGCGCGTAGAGCCATGCCACGCAGCCCGATGCCGAGTGAGCCATAATAAGGTCTGCGAAGGTTCCATGGCGGCTCTGGATGCATCTCCAGCCCCAGCATTGCCTCAGTCCAGCCAAGCGCTGACTGTGGGTCGGAAATTGTTGATGCCAATCCGAGCTCTCCGTATGCCTCGCGCCGGCTTGGATCTGTTGCAAGTGCAGCCACAAGCATTTGTTTTTTGCTGCCATCATCATCGGCAAGTCTAGCGAGTTGGAAATAGGCTTCGTAAAGTTCATTTCTTCCGACTCCTTCGGATTGCACAAACTCAAGAGCTGCTTGGATCGCCTCGTCGTTCCGATCCAATGCAATCAAACTTTGGAAGGTGTGAAATTTCTGCGACACGGTTCTTTTCTTTTCCGGTATGGATTCGAGGATCCTTAGATTCCTTTCATCTCTAGATGCGCTGCGTTTTTCGCTGGCATGAATGATTTCGGCGCCGTCGAATCTCATGTGATTCGTGCCTTCATTAAATTTCAAGCATTCATGCACCGGATGTTCCCACATGGCAGATCCTTTGCGCCAGATCCTTTCTCTCCAGTTGATGATGTTATCCTCCGGCACGACGTAGCGCATCAAAATGCCGTCAACGGCTTTGTCGTTGATGTCGGAAATTAAGCGCCGGATTTGCTCACCTGAATCTTCTGTCATAATGTCATCGGTGTCGGCCCACATGATCCAGTCGCAGGTAGCTCGGTTTGCTGATAAGTTGCGAGCTGCTCCAAAGTCGTCAACGTGGTTCCAATGTCCGATCTTGTTGAAATACTCACCGATGATGCAGCCGCGACTTTGCGCAATCTCAAGCGTTCGGTCTGGTTTCTGGTTGCCGATTGCCCGGATTATAACGACCTCATCGAAATGGTGTTGGAATTTATCAAGAAACCTTTCGATGTAGTTTTCGCAGTTTCCAGTTATTACGGAAAGTGAGATTGTATCTTTTTTCATATGTCTGAATCGAATATGGGATTTATTCATTTTTTGACAATAAAAAAACGCCGCCCTTTTTTACGGGGCGACGTCTTATGAACTACGAACTACACCAGAGAATTATGGTTTTGTGCCGAATGCAAGACCGAGGGTCAAACCAGTTGCGGTTCCGTAAAGGCACTCGAAAGCACCGAACATTTGACCAGTTGCTGTGTCGAAGCTGCGGCGATACCCCATCACGATTCCGGATGGATCGGCTGCGCGCTCGACTGCGAGATACTCGGAACCGGCTTGCGGCTCAAGATAACGCATTGCAATGCTGATTGCATCAGGGTGAGCTGCGAAGCAAACAAGCGAAGTTGCAGCGGTTGGAAGAATGTTGGTTTCGTAAGTTGGGAAACCGACAAGCTGACCAAGCGTGCCTTGACGTGCTGCTTGGTTATCACCGATTGCGTAGGCTTGAAGCACGTTGGTAGAACCAAGCAGCGATGCACCTACAACGGTGTTGTGAATAAAAGAGCAAACGCCAGGATCAACGTCTACATTGCGACCGGCAAGGACAGCGCGGAGTGCGATGAGTTGTGCCAATCCATAGCTGGATTCCGAAGTCGTCACAGAAGCGGCTCCGAAGTTGGTCGTGGTGATCAGCTTCCAGATGTTTTCCAGAACTTTTTGACCAAGTGCGCGGCCAGCTTGCATTGCAAGTTCGTCAAAACGTGCGCCAGAGCTGTTTGCATTCTGGAGGTCGGTGATGTCGAAGCTGACGATGTTGTGCTGGTTAAGGTTGACCGTGTTGTGAGTAATTGCGCCGCCACCAGTTTGATAGTTGGCGGAACTTGCGTTGAAAGTCGTTGCGGTCATCGCGGAGATGAAAGGGACCACAATGGCATCACCTTTGCCTCTTGCGGAATCGTCAAGAGAGCGTGAGAATGCACGGAGCGGGGCGAGCTTTGCGGTGAAGGCTTTAAGGGCTTCTTGCGCAAAGATTGTATCGTTGAATGAAATGGTAGCCATTTGATTAATTATTTAGAGATTTGTGAACGGATTTCAGCAGAGTGTGCGGCGTAGTATTCGCTGCGCTCTTTGCCTGTAAGTGATTGGAGAATTTGAAGGTGATTTTTAGTTTCTTCGATTGGTGAGTTTGAACCTAGATCCAGCGGCTCGCCGTGTCCCATCGCTGCGAGCTTTTGAGCGGCTGCGGTGTCAATCTTCTCGGCATTGATTGCTCTCGCTGCTTCCAGCTCGACAATTTTAGCTTCCAAGGTTGGAACTAGTTCTGCTTGAATGCGAAGCTCAATGTTCTGGGCGGTAATTTCGGCAGCTTCTTGAAGTGCCATTTCAGCAGCTTCAAGTTTTGCTTGAAATTCTGCGGCTTGCGCGGTGATGTCTGCTTCAAGTGCAGCGATGCGCTCGATAGACTCTTCGGAAGATGGATTTGTGAGGCGATTAAGAAAGCTCATATGCGAAGATTCCTCCGATGCTTGGCGAATGTCAACTTGCACGCCTAGAACTTCGTCAACAAAGCCGTTTTCTAGTGCTTCACTTGCATTCATCCATGTCTCGCTCATCATCATTTTTCTGATTTTAGTTTTATCCATTCCGGTGCGATCACTGTAAATTACGGCTATGTCCTCACTGATTGCTTCCAAAAGGTCAGCGGTCTTGCGAAGTGATTGCGCGTTGCCGACTGCTCCGCTGGATGCGTCATGGATCATCATGCGCCCATGTTTAACCATAGAGATTTTATCAGCAGACATTGCAATGACGGATGCCATCGATGCAGCCATCCCGGTGATTGTCACATTGACGATCACACCGCGATCACGAAGGGATTTAATTTCTTGATAAATAGTGTATCCGTCAAAGACACTGCCGCCGGGGGAATTGATTTCGATGTCGAGAACGTCAACAGCGTTTTGCGCTGCGTTCATAATCTCACCGAAATTCGCGCCTTCTGCCGATGCTTTTGCTCCGAACAGTCGCCCGATCTCGTCAATCATGCGCTTAATGCTGTCTCCGGTAACAGCTTCGTTGAGCTTTACTTTTCCGCCTTTGTTTTCAATCGTGATCATGGTTCTAATGGTTGTTGGATTGGTTGTTCGTTTGATGTAACAAGTCGCACGCTGCGCGGGTCAATATCAACCCCGTATTTTGCATTCTTCTCTGCGATCTTCACGAGAAGCTTGGCAGCTTCCTCGGTGCGCTCGTCAATAGATTCATCGAAGTCTGTAGATAGCTCGCCCATGATGGACGTGGCGTTGACCAGTCCGTCTTTGTAAAGTGCCATTTTCTCTTTAAGACTGCGTCCATCGTCAATCGTAAGTTTTGGCGGCTTGGTAAAGCCCCAGTTATACCATTGATCTGACATCGGCACGCGCCCGTTTTCCATCGCCCAAGCGATTGCCTTGGTGACCCTCCACTTGCCGATTTTCTCCAGCGTCGATTGGCGATCCTCAACAAACCTGCAAGCCTTGCCGATGTCCTCGCGCTGCGCTGTGCCTTGTCCAGATGGTTTCCAGAGGGTTGCAGGTAAGCATGCACCGACCAGACATTGACGTGCCTGCATGTCGTAAAACTCATGCCATGGGTTGCCAGGGCGGAAATTTTGATGCTGCGTGATCTTCTCACCAGCTCCGGCTTTTGCATACATGATCCGACCACCTTGTAAGAATTCAACGGCAAGCTCGCCGCAGTCAACTGCTGGCTCGTATCCGGGTTCTTCCATGTCTGGTCCACCAGTTTCATTTTCAACGGTGTAATTGAGCGATGACATGGAAAGCAAGTTCATGCGTTCCCACTCTTCGCTCTGCATGATGTCGCGAAGGTTGTTCAGCGAATGCCAAAAGAGCGGAAGTCCTCGGCGTTGCTCGGGCCAGTAGCGGTCAAAGACATGCAGGATAAATTTTTTATCAATAAACTGCTTGTGCTTGCCGTCAACGTCGCACAATGAGTAAGCGACTGGGATCGATGTGTTGGGGAAATAAACGATACCATCATAAAGATCAAATCCCTTGTATTTGCCAGATTGCTGTATGCCGTCAGGTAATCCGCCGCTTTCTATACGGTGCGAGGGGATTTGTTGGATTTGTGGGTAGCCGCTTGGCGATGACGTGAAGTATTCAAAAACCTCGCCGTCACGATCCATCGAAACTGAATCGATAAACATGTCTGAGGTGAAATCTGCAATATCTCCAATGATATTGCAAATCGGATACCATTCATCCTTTAGCCACTCTTTCGCAATGTCTCCAAAGTTTTTGTCTTTTCCCTTATAGGTCGGTAGCCATGCGTTGCCGACGGCGTAAATTCCGATTTGATTAGATGCACCGACCATCAGTGGAGAGTTAAGATATAACGTTCGGCTTGCTGATTGTAGCGTCTGCCTGTCATATTTCGTGACGATCTTATGCAAATCGCGGAGGTTGCGCGATTCGCTTGGCCTGTCGCCGCCGCCTAAATTGGCGTGGCGTGAGGGCCTGCGGCTCACATAAGATATTGCAGCATTTCCGAATTGGTCAAGTATCATAAGAATCGTGCGCGGGTGGTGCGGTTTCCGGCAGAATCGCGTTCAATCATGCCCATAAGTATTTGCAACACGTCAAAACGTTCAGCCGGCGTAGAAGTTGCTTTTCCAGAAAAAGATTGTCCGTTGACGGTAGCAGATTCGACTTGAATGCCGCCGGTCGTTGATGTCAGTGCAACCGCAGCCGCCTGATATGCGGCTTTTTGCGCTTCAATCAGCGCAGAGTTTCCGCGTATTGCGCGAAAGATACCTTGAGCTTGTCGAAACGCTGATGCCATGTGAAAGGATTTAGCGCATACTGGCGAAAGTCAAACAAAGGCAAATATCATTCTTCACTTTCTTGAATCAGTCCTTTTGCCATAGCCTGCGCAACAATCATTCTTGCCGCTGCGTATCTGTCAAATTTGTCAGATTTTCCTTCAATAGCTTTGCCAAGCTCGGCCTCTGTCTCTGGGTCGATGTCCTCGGTCTTGATGTAAAGTCGGCGCTTGGGAATGACATGTTTATATTCTCGACCTTTTAGGCTTACCCATTTTTTCGTGTCATCCTCGTAATAGATGCCGCTTTCTCGCCTGCGCTCATCGTTGCGTTTTTTGGTTTCCAGCTTTCGGCTTCGATATGCCCCGCGTTTTTTACTCATCAGATTTAGGTGGGGTGAAGATTCTGAACATGAGAGCCGCAGCCACTTGATAGACCTCGGTGTCACGACCGTGGTTCGCTCCGTGCCTAACCCATTTTTTAATCTCGCGACCTTTTGCATCCTTTGCTGTTTCGAGTCGTTCGCCGTTTAGTTGCTTTGCGTAGCTGGGCGGCGCGTCGTCCTCGACTAGCCACGCAGCTCCCTCTCCTGACATCAGCCTTTGCAGAATGTATTGCATCGGCTCGGTAGCAATGTGCCAGCAAGTCGCCGGTTTTTTTTCCTTGGAAAGTGCAACCCAGCGTTTGGAGTATAGCCGGACTTCTTTTTTTGTATCATCACCTTTAAGTGGCCAGTCCCAGCCGGTTTTCCGGTTGCCATCGCCTTTCATCCCCTGCCATCCATATTTAACGATGATGCCAGCCATGCGCTCCTGGTCAAAACCGACATCAAGGAATGTGTGCTTCGGCTCGACGTTGTAGCAAGCGCGGATCTCTTCACACTCCGCATCGCTGTTGATGTAGCCAAAAAATAAGCCTTTTGATTCTCCGCCCTGGCACCATGCTCGGATGCGAAGCCAAAAATGATCGCCACCAGCATCAATTGTGCAAAACCTAACTACCTCGCCGTCGATCTTCTGCCCTTCGGTGAAATCTGCGCGGGTATATCCGCTAGGCTTTAAGATTATTTCCGATGCTTGCAGGTTATCAGTCCAGCCCTGCGCACGGTCTTTCTGCGTCCATTGTTTTAGAGCGGTGTAGTCTCCTGCTTTGGCTTGCTGGTCAGCGGATAATTTTCGCAGAACGTCATCGCCCCAAGGTTGCCACCAGACCGCTGTCCTGTCGGTGTGAAATCCTTCGTATCCACGTTGTCCAGTGTCACTAGTCAAAAGGTAGCCATCATCTTGCTGATACGAATCATGCAACTGCCTGCGCGTAGCGATGTCATCCGCAAACTCATGCTGACATCCAGCGCAGACCATGACGGTCGCATCTGCCCGCTCTTGATTCGTTCCGGTTTCTGGGAATTTCAGTGACTCGAACGCAAACGCTTGGACATGCGAACACTCCGGGCATTGCCACGCGAAATCCCACTTCCGGCATTTGTCATGCTCCGCATGCAGCTCGCTAGTCAGCCCGTGGCCGTCCTCGCTGGCAATCTCACCGCCTTGCGATACGAGAACAAACTTTCGGTTTTCGCGGTTATGGCTTCGAGCATTCCATTCTCGGACCATGCCGTGCTTCCACTCCCATGCCTCGTCTCCGTGTCCGTGCGTGATGGATACCTCTTGGAAATTGCTGCGGTTGGCTCCACCGAGAACCATAAACATGTGCGGCCAAATGATCGCATCCCGGCGCACCGAGTTGCGGGCGTTGCGCGGCCATAGGTGATCCAGCGGCTTGCACTTCTTGGCAGCTTTTAAAAATCGCGTCTCGCCCCACAGCTCAGCGTTCGGGTCAGTGATGGATGCGTAAAGCACAGATCCCGGCGATTCAGACACGATCCAGCAGTTGATCGCCTCAAAAAATGTGCTTTTGCCAGTGCCAGTCGGCATCAAGCAAACCATCTGCCGCGTCTCATAATCGGCATAATGTCCCATCGGTTTTCTCCACCAGCGAGTTTGCGATGGGTCAAATTTGTCGGAGCGTTCCGAGTTCTCGACATAGACATGCTCCGCGCACCAGTCTGCCGGGTGAAGGTCGGACGGTGCTTTCATGGCGCGGGCAAAAGTCTCAATCATGCTGTTTCGTTCTCAGGGTGTTCGTTCCAGAAATCGGTGGTGGTGTTTGCCAGCACGTCTTGCAGCTCGCGGGTGCGGGCTTTGACAAGCGGCGTCGATTGCGAAAGTGCAAGCCCAAGGCACAAGGCTGGAATCTCGCGCTCATACCGGCGAAGATAGGATTGCATAGCCATGGCGATCTGAACAAGCAGTTCCTCGACCTCGGCGCGTGGAATTAGTTTGCCTCGCTCCCTGTCACGCTTGATCTCAAGTAGATCGATCTCAACCGCAACCTTTACCGCCAGCAACTCCTCCCGGCTCTTGCTTGGCTTGCCATCGAAATGCCCAGCGTCAGGGTTTGCCTCAAACCATCGGCGCCATTCCGCCAGCGGCTCTTTGCCACTTACCTTGTCCGGCACGCTTTTGCCTTCCTTGCGCCATTGAGCCAGCGTCTTTCGGTTGATGCCGAAGATTTCAGCCAGCCGAGATGTCGTGACCGTATCGGCGTCGTGTCGGGCCTTCTTCAATGGTTGTTTCTTCGCGCTCATGGTTTTTGGATAATTTGAGCCTTGCTCATCTTCGCTCCGCAATCAATGCAGACCCATTTGTCGCTGTATTCCACGGGCGTTCCGTATCGGCAGAACGGGCAGTCCGGCATATCGGCAAACGATCTCGGCGCATGAAACGGTTGCCCGGCTGGACTGTGCACATCTTTGACGGTGGGGGTTGATTCATAGCCTTTCATGCTCGTTACCTTGTTTCAATTTAGTTTTTGTAGGTTTTCCCCGGAGTCGGGAC